GGCATGGTCATGCTCTACAACAACGCCAACAGCGTCCTGCGCCAGCGTGTGAAGCTCTACGACGACAACGTCACGCGCCCGCACATCGCCCGGTACTACGACTGGAAGATGGCCAACGACCCTGATCCAAAGATCAAGGGCGACTACGAGATCGATGCACGCGGCTCGACTGCGCTGATCGAGCGCGACATCCAGAATCAGGCGCTCCTGAACCTGGCCAACATCACGAACAACCCACGCTACACGCCGCACCTCAAAGAGCGCGAGGAGCTGAAGTCGATTCTGAAGGCGTTCAAGGTGAACCCCGAAGAGCTGATGAAGCCCGAGGACCAAGTCAAGGCCGAGATGGAAGCGCAAGCCCAGCAGGGCGGACCGCAAGATCCGCGCATCGCCGCGGCCCAGATCAAGGCGCAAGTCGACATGGCCAAGATCGCGGACAACAAGGAAGCACGCGGCCTGCAAGAGGCGCAGATTGCGTACAACCAGCAGCGCGAGCAGGGCGAGTACGAAATCGCGATGACCGAGGCCGGCATCGAGCGCGACACCACACTCTTGAAGCTCGATCAGACCGAGCGCCTGGCGACGCAAACGCTGCAATCAAAGGAGAGACTCGAGACGCTCAAGATCGATAACCAGCGCCAGATCTTTAACGCGGAGGCCGCGATCAAGGTTCGTCAAGGCTCAGGCATTTAATCTGTTGCACGCTGTATAACAATGCTGTATTATTCGCTCCGGGTCAGTGCGCTTTGCGGTTGCCTGCCCCATTGCAAAGAAAGTTTTGAAGGCGCCCCTTACCGGGCGCCTTTTTTTATTCCGGAGACACCGTTTGAAACTTGAAGACTTCCGCTCGCCTACGTGGAAGCGGCTTTCGCAGCACATTGAAGAACGCATCGATGAGCTCCGAAAGCTGAACGACAACCCGTCGTTTGGCCCAGAGAAAACAGCGCTGATCCGAGGTGGGGTCAGTGAGCTGAACAAGATTCTCAGCCTTGCCGAAGAGGCAAGCCTGAGTCCAGCAGTCGACCCTGATGAACTCACCAGCGTCGGCGATCCCGGTCAGTGATGACCAAATAGAGAGACGACCACCGAAATGACCGTACAGGAAACAACTAACCCACAAGACGAAGCACAGAAGATCTGGGATCAACTCCAGGCGGAAGACGAAGGCCGCGCGCAGCCTCCGACCGAAACCAACGAGTTCCCTCCAGAAGCAAAGCAAGCCCCGACTGACCCCGCTGATCAAGCACCCGCCGAGAATCACAATGCTGATACGGCCGATGCAACGAAGACCAGCGACGAGGCAGTTCCGACGGGCGAGCAAGCGCTCATGGACAAGATTGCTGGACTCGAGACCATGTTGTCTCAAGTCACGACTCGTCTGAGAAATGCAGAAGGCCACATTGGTGGACTGGGCAGCCAACTGAAGCAACAGGTTCAGACGGCGCAACAGGTCACCGCAAAGGGCGGCGAAGCGCCAACAGCCGGAGAGATCCGTGCAGCGCAGACCAACCCCGAAAAGATGGAGGCCTTGAAACGCGACTACCCCGAGTTCGCGGATGCGATGGAGTCAGCGCTCAACGAGCGACTGGGTGCACTTGAGTCACAACTCAAGCAAGTCCAGCAGCCCGTGCAGCAAGGCGTAAGCCAAGACGAGATCGCAAGCCTGCGCGCAGAAATGGCGGTCGAAGTTCGGCATCCGGGTTGGAAGGATCGTGTACAGACGCCTGAGTTTGTTGGCTGGCTACAGCGTCAACAGCGAGAGGTGCAGATGCTTGCGGCGAGCAATAGCCCGCAAGACGCTGTCCGATTGCTTGACCTGCACAGCGAGGCAACGAAAGCAGCCACGTCACAAAAATCGCAGCGACTGAACTCTGCGGCAGCAATCCCTTCGGGCCGGGCCGGTGCAAACGCACGAGCCAAGGCGGTCGAGGACATGACGCCGGAAGAGTACTGGAGCTACTTAGACAAAATGGATCAACAGAAAAGGTAATTGATCATGCAAACGTATTCCCTAGTTCCCAGCCGGAACCTCATCATGGCCGAGCGCGAAATGCTCAAGCACGCCATGCCAATCAAAGTGCTCTCGACCTTCGGTACTCAGAAGCAGATCCCCCAGAACAAGACTGACACCGTGGTGTTCCGTCGCGCTCTGCCGATCGACGCTGGCACCAACGGCGCTCCCAGCATCACCGCCAGCAACTACTTGCTGCAAGAAGGCGTTACGCCTGGCGCTCGCACGATCTCTTATCAAGACGTGCAAGTCACACTCCAGCAGTACGGTGTGTTGATGAAGCTCTCCAGCAAAGCTGAAGCCATGTACGAGGATGACATCCCCGGCGACATGGTGAAGCTGGTCGGCGAGCACATGGCCTCCATCGAAGAGCTCGTCTCTTACGGTGTGGTCCGCGGTGGCACGAACGTCGTGTACGCGAACGGTGCAGCCCGCACTTCCGTGAACACTGCGATCACGTTGAACAAGCTGCGTCAAGCCGCTCGTCAACTCGAGAGCGCACACGCTCAGCTCGTGACCGAGAAGTTGGCCGCCAGCGTCAACTACGGCACGTCTGCCGTTGAACCCAGCTACTTGGTGTTCATCCACACGGACATGGAAGCCGACATTCGTAACTTGGCCAACTTCGTGCCTGTTGCGAAATACGGTTCACAGAAGCCCGTGCACGAGCGCGAAGTCGGTTCTGTCGAGCGCTTCCGCGTTGTGACCAGCCCTTACTTCAAGCCCTTCCTCTCCGCAGGCGGCACGATCACTGCCGGTACATTCCTGTCCGCTGGCGGCACTGCCGGCACGACTGCTGACGTGTACCCCACGATGGTCGTTGCTCAAGAAGCTTGGGGCCAGGTTGCACTGAAAGGCATGAACGCCATTCAGCCGATCTACTTGCCCGCAAAGCAGATCACTCACGCCAACCCGATGGGCCAGTTCGGTTACGTCGGCGCCAACTTCTACAAGAACGCTGTGCGCTTGAACGAAAACTGGATGGTTCGCGTCGAGAGCGCTTGCTCCGCACTGTGATGACGTAGGGGCTTCGGCCCCTGCCATTCCTCCAACTCTTTAAGGAACACTCAAAATGTCTGACAACCTCTCCGAAAACTTCGGCGCCACGATGGCGCTCAACAGCGGCGCTCTTGCTGAAGGCACCAATGCCAACACCATCAAGACCACTGCTGACATCGCCTACGTCATCGACGGCCAGTTCTACTCCAAGGCCACGACTGACAACATCGCTATCAGCTACAGCGGCCCGACCGTGTACCAAGCCCCCACGGGTGTTGGCTCGATCAACGGCAGCTTCACTGGCGGCGTGAACGGCTCGACTCGCCTGTACTTGATCTGCTTGAGCACTGCTGGCGCCGTCAGCATTGTCCCTGGCGAGATCGTAGACAGCGCCGACTTGGCCGCTGGCACGAATGCGCTCGAGTTCCCCGACGCTCCCAAAGGCGTTTGCCCCGTCGGTGCAATGCGCATCGCTCTGACTGCCGGCACGACCTTCATCCCCGGCTCGACCGATCTGTCCGCTTCCGGCGTGACCGACACGTTCTACAACTTGGCCACCGTGCCTGCAAGCCCACTGACTGCTTAAGTCTGTAGAGGGGCCGCCTTCGGGTGGTTCCTCGCCCCCTAATTTTTTCTCGGAGACCGAACCATGACCATCAAGACAAACAGCTACGAACGCAACAAGACCATCGCATCGGAAGACGTAGCGATCGTCAACGGCGTGCAGACCATGAAGGAAGCTTCGGCTCCCGGCGGCGTTCAGATCGACACTGATCGTGTGATCAGCACTGACGCACTGGACCAAGAGGCATTCATGCGCGACGAGCTGGAGGTGTACTTCAACGAACCCGGCAACGAGAACGAGCCCGCGTTCGTGGAAGTCAATGTCAATGGCGATTACCGCCTCGCCATCCGCGGCGACACGGTGAAGCTGCGCAGGTATCACGTTGCTGTATTGGCCAACGCCAAGCAGTCCCGCGTGCGCCAACGCAAGATCGTCCAGCCTGATGGAAGCATGGGTTTCCAAGAAGAGAACGTGTTGGCCCTGAGCTACCCGTTCCAAGTCATGCATGACCCCAACCCCAAGCAAGGCGCGCCATGGCTGCGTCAACTGCTGTCCACACCTGCGTAAGACATGAACTACCTACAGCTCGCGCAACGCCTCCGTCAGGAATGTGCCGTCACCGGCACGGCTCCGACTTCGGTGCTCAATCAGACCGGCATGGCCGGGCTGCTGGTCAACTGGATCGACGCCGCCTGGATGGAGATTCAAGGCCTGCACAACAACTGGAATTGGATGCGTGAGCCGTTCGCCTTCGACACCGTGGCGAACACTCAGTCCTACTTGCCCACTGCAATCACGAACACGCTGACCAATGCGGCGATGACCGACTTGCGCTACTGGCACAAGGACACGTTCCGTGCTCAGAAGAAGTCGATCGGCGTGCAAGACGAGCAGTGGCTTGTCGAGTGGGAGTACCAAGTCTTTCGCAACACGTACCAGTTCAACGTCCAAGTTGCTGGTCGCCCCGTGGTCTTCGCTGAAGGCCCCAATGGCCGCCCGATCCTGCTGGGCTCGATCCCCGACGACGTCTACAAGATCACTGGTGAGTACCAGAAGAAGGCATCGCACCTCGTCAACGATGGCGACGAGCCTGCATGCCCAGAGGCCTACCACCTGCTGATCGTCTACAAGGCGATGCAGTCGTACGCGCTGTACGAAGCCGCGGCAGAAGTGCTGCAGCGCGGCCAGACCGAATACCAGAAGTTGCTCACCCAGCTCGAGCACGAGCAGCTTCCCGACATCTACCTCGGCAACCCGCTGGCTTGATGGATTGACGCATGGCGATTGATCAACTCCCACAAGTCCGCTACGACCAGCTCCGTCTCAATGGCGGGCTGGATCAGATCACCCCAACACTCTCCCTGCCGCCTGGCTTCGTTCGCCGTGCGGCCAACTTCGAATGCTCACTCAATGGCGGCTACACCCGCATTGCAGGCTACGAGCGATTCGACGGCAGACCCAACCCCAGTGACGCCCGCTACACGATCGTGAGCGGCACAGTGATCAACCCCATCGCGGTTGGTGACACGATCACCGGCAGCGTCAGCGCGGCCACGGCCAAGATCATTGCGATCGATGGCAGCAATTTGGTGGTGACCCGCGAGTCCGCCTACTTTGCGCCAGGCGAGTACGTGTCGGTCTCCGGCACAATCGTCATGACCGGGCTGCAGATCGTGGGCGTCGCGTCCGACGGCCTGATGGATGCGACCTACAAGTCGCTTGCGGCTGCCGACTACCGTGCCGACATCTCGGCGGTGCCTGGATCTGGCCCTGTGCGCGGCGTTTCTTTTTATGACGGCGACGTTTATGCCTGGCGCGACAATGCAGGCGCAACGATGCTTGGCATGTACAAGAGCTCGACGTCCGGTTGGGCTGCTGTGCCGTACTTTTCTGTGTTTGACTTTGCCGTCGGCACGCAAGAGATCTTCCCTGGCGAAACCATTGTCGGCCACACGAGCGGTGCCACCGCGCTCGTCAAAGCCGTCGTTTTGTTGTCCGGCACATGGTCCGGTGGCGACGCGTCTGGGTACATCGTGTTCACCAACATGACTGGCGCGCCGATAGCCAACGAGTGGATCTACGTGGGCGGCACCAAGCACGCCGAGTATCGGGGGGCCTATGCCCCCATCGCCCCACTACCAGGCGGTCGGGTGCAGGCTGCAACAGCCAACTTTGGCGGCGGCCAAACCAACAAGAAGCTGTACTTTTGCGACGGCGTCAACTCGGCCTACGAGTTTGATGGCGAAACGCTGGTGCCTATTCGCACCAGCATGAGCCCAAACGTGCCCACGCGCCTTGCCGTGCACAAGCAACACCTCTTCCTGGCCTTTGGGCACTCGCTCCAGTTCTCCGCAATCGGTGACCCGTACGTCTGGGACCCGATCGTGGGCGCAGGCGAGATCGCGATGAACGACTCGATCACGCAGCTCTTGTCGCTGCCCGGCGATCAGTCAAGCGGTGCGCTTGCCGTCTACACGAAGACCGACACGTCGGTGTTGTACGGAACGAGCTCGGAAGACTTCGCGCTGTCGACGTTCAACGTCGGCACGGGTGGCCTGGCATACACCGGCCAAAACCTCGATCAGTCCTACATCCTGAGCGAGCGCGGCGTGATGGGCTTGGGCACGACGCTGAACTTCGGCAACTTCGCCACCGCGTCGCTCACCATGAACCTGCGTCCGTTCTTGCAGGTGCGTCGCAACCTGGCCAGCGCATCGATCGTGAACCGCGAGAAGGGTCAGTACCGCGTGTTCTTCAGCGACGGCTATGGCCTGTACTTGACGATCGCCAACGGCAAGTATGTCGGCGCGATGCCCGTGCAGTTCCCCGCTCCCGTGCTGTGCACGTCTGAGGGGCAAAGCGAGGACGGCGCCGAGACGTCGTACTTCGGCTCGAGCAATGGCTTCGTCTATCGCCTAGATGCCGGCACGTCGTTCGACGGTGCGGTGATCCCTGCCAACTTGAGCCTTGTCTACAACAGCACGAAGTCGCCACGCATTCTCAAGCGCTATCGCAAGGCGAGCGTTGAGCTGACCGGCGACTCATACGCTGAGTTCTCCTTCGGGTACGACCTCGGCTACCGCACACAGTTCCTTGATCAGCCCGGCGAGTCGACTCACGAGAACGACCTTCGTGCTGCCTACTGGGATTCATTCTCTTGGGACAACTTTGTGTTCGACGGGCAGGACTTGCTGCCCAATGAAATTGAGGTTGTCGGGACGGCGGAGAACATGGCGATTCGGATCTCCTCGGTGTCCGAATTGCTCCAGCCATTCACGGTGAACTCCATCATCGTCCACTACACCCTGCGTCGAGGAATTCGATAATGCCAAACAGCTTTTACAACCATTCGACATACCCAGCGCCCAATGCGCCTGGCTCGTCCGCCGCGCTGCGTGCCGAGCTCGATCTGATCACCGCCGCCTTCAACCTGATGCCGACGCTGTCGGGCAACGGCTACAAGGTTGCAATGATCAACGCTGGCGGCACTGCGCTTGTCGCATCCTCCGCGCTCCAGGCTCTGGCCATCACAGCCAGCACAATCAACAGCACCCCGATCGGCGCCAGCTCCGCATCGACAGGCGCCTTCACGACCGTGTCGGCGTCGAGCGGTTTCACTGGCAACATCACCGGAAACGTGACCGGCAATGTCACGGGCAACGTCACCGGCAATCTGACCGGCAACGTGACGTCCGCCGGCTCAAGCACGTTCGCGAGCGTTGCCATCGCAGGCGGCACGATCGACAACACCGTGATCGGTGCGACGACCGCCCAGACGATCCGCGGCACGACGATCATTGCGACCACCGGCTTCGTCGGCGCCCTGACTGGCAACGTCACCGGTAACGTCACGGGTAACCTGACCGGAAACGTCACAGGCGACGTGACAGGAAACGTCACTGGAAACCTGAGTGGCAACGTCACTTCGGGCTCCGGCACCTCGACCTTCAACAACGTGACGATCAACGGCACGTTGGACATGAACGCCGGCACGACCGGCACGATCACCGGCCTGGCCACGCCAACAAACGACAGCGACGCGGCCAACAAGGGCTACGTCGACAGCGTGGCCCAAGGCCTCGATGTCAAGCCCAGCGTGCGCGTGGCCACGACGGCCAACATTACGCTGAGCGGCACCCAGACGATTGACGGCGTGTCCGTCAGCGCAGGCGACCGCGTGCTGGTCAAGGACCAGTCGACTGCCAGCCAGAACGGCGTCTACGTCGTGGCCGCTGGCGGCTGGTCTCGCTCGACAGACATGGACGCATGGGCCGAGCTGCCCGGCGCGTTCCTGTTCGTGGAGGAGGGCGCTGCAAACGACAACAGCGGATGGGTCTGCACGGTCTCGGCCGGCGGCACGATCGGCAGCACGTCGGTGACGTTCGAACAATTCTCCGGTGCGGGCCAGATCACTGCCGGCGCCGGTATGACCAAGACCGGCAACACGCTCAACGTCGGCACGGCCTCGAGCGGCCGAATCGTCGTCAACGCGAACGACATCGACCTGGCTTCTACCGGCGTGACCGGCGGCACCTACAAGTCCGTGACCGTGGACATCTACGGCCGCGTGACTGGCGGCACGAACCCCACAACGCTGGCCGGCTACGGCATCACTGATGCATACACCGAAGCCGAGATCGATGCACTCTTTGGCAGCACGACGGCCGCCGCCGCTTCTGCCGCCGCCGCGGCCCTGTCTGAGGCAGCCGCCTCGGCATCGGCCACTGCCGCCTCTGGCAGCGCGGGAGCGGCCTCCAGCAGCGCGTCTGCTGCCTCTGGGTCAGCCGCTGCTGCTGCGGCCTCCTATGACTCGTTTGACGATCGCTACCTGGGTGCGAAGAGCTCGCCCCCGACGGTCGACAACGACGGCAACGCTCTGATCACTGGCGCGCTGTACTTCGACACGACGGCCAGCGAGATGCGCGTGTACACCGGCTCGGCCTGGAAGGCCACCGGCTCCGCGGTCAATGGCACGTCCTCGCGCCAGGTCTACACCGCCACGGCTGCGCAGACTACCTTTGCAATTACCTATGACGTCGGCTTCGTTGACGTCTACCTGAACGGCGTGAAGCTGATTGCAGGCGTCGACTTCGTTGCCACCAGCGGCACGAACATCGTTCTGTCGACGGGCGCCACTGCTGGCGACTATGTCGACATCGTCGCGTACGGTGCGTTTGAGGTCGCCAACACGTACACGCAGGCGCAGACCGACAGCCTCTTGGCCGCCAAGCTTTCGCTCACCGGCGGCACGCTGACCGGCTACGTGTATGTCAATGCTGGCACTGACTCGCGCTACCTGCTGCAAGTGAGCGGCACGACGCAAGCGCAGTTCCAAGCCACTACAACTGCGATCCGCCTTGCATCGAACAACACGACGCCTCTGGTCTTTGCAACCGACGGCGTTGACCGCGTCACATTCGACAGCGCCGGCAACGTCACCTTTGGTTCTGGCACGGCCTCTGGCGTGTTCACGGTCAAGGGCGTCAATACCGGCGACCTCATGGTCCTTGAGTCGGTCGACGCATCGGGCAGCGCAGCTCCTGACTTCGTCCTGTACCGCAACTCTGCGTCACCCGCTGCGACCGATCAGCTCGGTGTCGTGGTCTGGCGCGGCAAGGACAGTGGCGGCGCTGATCAGCAGTACGCACGCATCGGCGCTGAGATCACAGACCCCACCGCAACAAGCGAAGACGGTGACTTGTGGTTTGAGACCGTGGTCGCAGGCAGCTCGACTGAGCGCATGCGCTTGTCAACTGCCGGCCTGACCGTGCTCGACAATCAGATCAGCCGGGCCATGTTGAAAGACACCGGCTTCGCTTACTACAACAGCAACACGACCAACGCGCTCGACTACACCAACGGGTCTCACCAGCGCTGGGCTCCGAGCACGGGCGCGCAGACGCTGAGCATCACCAACTGGGCGCCGACCGGCAACCTGAGCGAGCTGCTGATCGAGGGCGTGAACCTGGGCGCTGCGACCATCACCTGGCCCACGATCAACTGGATCAAGTCTGACGGCACGACGACCACGACCTTTGCAAGCGCAGGCATCACGTTGCAGACAAGCGGGATTGACTGGGTGGTTCTGTGGACCCGCGATGCGGGCACGACGATCTATGGAAAGGTGGTCCGCTGATGAGTCCCCTAATTCAGGCGCTGCTGTCGAACAACGCGGTCACCGCCACCGCAGCAGAAGCCGTCGACTTTGATGGCACGAATGACTATCTGTCGCGTTCGACTGATTTGACGGGGAACGCTGATGGCAAGACGTTTACATTTAGTTGCTGGCTATGGCGTGGCGAGATTGGCTCAAATCAGGCTATCTACCAATCGGTTGATTCTCAGTATGGTTTGTATATCTACCCAAACACATCCAATACCCTGAGTATTCTTGGCTACAACTCATCCAATACACAAATCCTAAATGCGACAGTCACAGTGCCGTTTCAGGTTGGGTTTACGTTTTTCAACATCCTGATTTCAATTGATATGGCAAACACGGCAAACCGTGCTGTCTATATCAATGATGTAGCGGCAACCGTGACTTGGACGACATACACCAACGCGGCAATCAACTTTACTTGCCCAAACCATACAGTTGGACAGTCATTAAAAGGCCGCCTCTCCAACGTCTTTCTCGACTACACCTACCGCGACCTGAGCGTCACAGCCAACCGCAGATTGTTCGTCACCGCAGACCTAAAGCCAGCCGCTGGGCAAGCCGCACTCAATCCGATTCTGTACTTGCCAATGAGCGACCCGACTACGGTTGCGACTAACGCAGGTACTGGTGGCAACTTCACGCTGACAGGCACTGTCGCACGCTCTGGTCGTGGGCCGAATCAGTACAACGCACCATATTCAACGTTTGATGGCAGCGCGGACTATTTAAGTAAAACGTCTGGTCTGACAGTCCCTTCAACAAAAGTGTTTACGCTGCAAATGGCTGTTAAACCGACCACTCCAAATAGCAACGCAGACGACATTTTTTATGTTCAAAATTCAGCGGTGTCTCAAGGAATAAACCTTCGGTACTTCACTTATGGTGGGGCAAGCAACGGGTTTTACTTGGAGTTAAAGAACTCTACTGGTTACATTTTTGTAGGTTACGTCGCACCGTTTTCAACAAGCAACCAGAACAGGAATTACATTTTGACTTTGGCAATTGACATGGATAACCAGTCTAATTGTCGAGCCTACCTCAATGGCGTGGCAGCAACCATGTCCATTTCAACATTTAGCGCAGGCCAGTCTTTGCCAATTTTGTCGAAAGCCTCTATCGGAGTTTCAACAGACTTTGTGGGGAACTTTTACAACTGGTACAGCGGCTCCTTGGGCGCACTCTGGTTCGACACCAGCTACATCAACCTATCGGTAGCGTCCAACCTTGCTAAGTTTGTTTCGGGCACAGGCATTGATGCCAAGCCCGTTGACTTAGGCGCTACTGGTGAACTGCCTACTGGTACAAGTCCTTTGATCTATTTGCCCATGTACGGCAACAACGCTGGCAAGAACTACGGCACAGGAGGCGACTTCACGGTCAACTCTGGCCCGTACACAGGTGCGCGTGGGCCTAATGAGTTTTGGGGGAATAAAGCCAAGTTTGTGAACTCATACGTTGGGAGATCATCGTCTTTTGGCTGGGGTTCAACAAATAAGTTCACGTGCTCGTTTTGGATTGACAACATCACAAATGCGTCTGGGCAACAGAACATTTTCTATCTTGGAGACTCTGGTTCTGCCTATTTCAGTGCTCGATTAGACGCGTCCAATCGTGTTGAGTTTTGGGCGGCTGATTCTGGCGGAACGATGATTTTGTCAGTGCGGTCAAATACGGCGATTGCCACTGGGGCCTCGGCGTATGTGCAAGCATGTTTTGATCTTTCTGACACCGCCAAGCGGTTTATTTACATCAATGGCGCGAACTCGCTTACATCGACGACCTACACAAACACGTCTACACCTTCGTTTAATTTTGCAAGGATCGGCGACAACGCGTTTGCCAACTACCAATTGAGCGAGGTGTATCTCCTACCGGACTACATTGACTTCAGCGTCGAGGCAAACCGCTTGAAGTTTCGTGATGCGTTTGGCAATCCAACTGATCTGCCGTCTGCGATCACGGCGCTGTCAGTTACAAATCCGCCAATCTATATGCGATTCCCACCAACAGCGTTTGGTACAAACTCAGGCACGGGCGGCGCGTTTACCCCGACCGGCACAATCACAGACGGAGGACAACTTTAATGTACGCACTTATTGAAAACGGCGAGATCACTCGCTACAACATCCAGCTTCCAACAGTAGTTGGCAACACCAGCATCCCCGCGGGCGCGACCGGTCTGGAGGCGTTTGGTCTTTACCCTATCGTTGGGGATGAGCCGACCTACGATCCCGCCATCGAGCGCATGAGTGGCCCTCAGTATCAGTTTGATGGAACGCAAGTCAATCGCGTCTTCGAAGTCAATGCGATCCCTGACGCTGAGTTCAAGGCCGCCAACGCCGCTCGAGCAAAGCAGGAGCTCCTGGCCACCGACTGGTGCGAGAACGCGAGCGTGCGCAACACTGCTGTCACGCCGCACCTGACCAACCCCGCAGACTTCGACACGTACCGCCTGGCGCTGCGTGCGATCGCGATCGATCCACCCGTCACCGTTGCTGAATGGCCTGTGCGCCCTGATGCGACCTGGGCTTAAAATTCAGCAGGAGTATCACAATGGCTAAACCAAGAACCCTAGCGAACACGGTATCGACCGGCGGTCCGCTTGAAACGCCGGACGCGATCCCCGCGTCGGACATCACTGGGCTGGCGGCGGTCGCAACGAGCGGTGAGTATGCCGACCTGAATGGCAAGCCTACGCTTCCTGTTGGCGACATTGTTGGCGCTACTGATGCGCAAACCTTAACAAACAAGACCGTCGAGGCAGGCGTCTTTACCAACGGCTACACAGAAGAGACGGCGACGGCAAACACCTCGACCGCATACACGATCAACTTGGCGAACGGCTCTGTGCAGTACCTAACACTCACAGGCAACTGCACCTACACGTTCCCAACTCCCGTCGCTGGCAAGTCGTTCACGCTGATTCAAAAGCAAGACGGCACAGGCGGGCGCACGGTGACGTGGCCGGCTTCAGTGAAGTGGCCCGGCGGCACAGCTCCGACGCTGACCAGCACCGCGTCAAAGGCCGACAAGTTCATCTTCACCGCAGTCGATGGATCGAGCTGGCTCGGCTCCAACGGCGGCCAAAACTACACAGTGTGAGGTGAATGATGTTTTCAGCAAATACAACAGGAGAAACAGAAGTGCCAAGAGGTGAATCAATTTATGACATTCCGGGCACCTACACATGGGTGTGTCCGATCGGCGTGACTTCCGTCAGCGTCGTGTGCGTTGGCGCCGGCGGCGGCGCATGGAACCACAATGGGTCCGCGTATAGAACTGGCGGCGGCGGCGGAGCGTTGGGTTACAAGAACAACATTTCAGTGACGCCGGGCGTTTCGTACACCGTTGTTGTTGGTGCGGGTGGTAAGGCTGGAATCGTAAGAGGCCAGAGCATGGGCGTTGTAAACCCGTCCGCTGGTGGCCAGTCATATTTCAATAGCACCTCAACTGTAAGAGGCGGCGGTGGTGGCGCGGGTGCGGAGAATATTTATCAGGGACGTTATCCATCGACTGCGGCTAGCTACACAGGTGATGGTGGCGGCGCTGGCGGTCGATCAGGCCCCAATGGCGCAGGAGCTGGTTTTGGCGGTGGCGGTGGCGGTGCTGGCGGATACTCCGGCGCAGGTGGAAGTACTAAAGCGTACGACGGCTACAACTCGGCCAACTCCTTGCCGGAAATTGTTCCAGCCGGAGGTGCTGGCGCTGCTGGTCGTGAGGCTACAACCTACGTCGCTGGCGGCGGTGGCGGGGTGGGTCTTTACGGTCAAGGAACAAGTGGATCTACCTCCTTGTCGAACGGCAGAGGGGGCGGAGGTTCAGGAGGTCAAGACGGAGAAGGCGTAAGCGACAATTCGTACGGGGTTTGGACAAATGGCGGTCGCCACGGCGGGGGTGGCGGGATCTCTGGTAACCACAGCGGATCCATGTCTGTGGTGTCGGGCAATGGCGGCGACGGCGCGGTTCGCATTGTCTGGCCCGGAACAACTCGCCAATTCCCATCTACTGATGTCAGCACACCATATTAAAGAAAGAATAACATGATTGCAAAAATTGAAAATGGTGTGGTCACTCAGTGGCCTTTGGCAGAACACTTCTTGTCTCACGCACATCCAAACACTTCGTTTTCTTTTCCGCTCAACGACGAGACGATCGCTCAATACGGCTTTGCGCGGTTTGAGTATTCAGACCCTGCGACATACGACGCAGACTTTCAAGAGGCCCGCGAGATCACACCAGTGTTGAACGGTGCAGTGGCGACTCAGGCGTGGGAGATTGTCGAGAAGTATACCGCCGAGGAGAAGGCCGCAAAGATCGCTGAGAACCAGGCGGCAGCTGCAGCACGCGCTGCGACTGAGTACCAGCGCCAACGCGCTGCTGAGTACCCGCCTGTCACTGACTACCTAGACGGCATCGTCAAGGGCGATCAGGCGCAGGTGCAGGCGTACATCGATGCGTGCTTGGCTGTGAAGGCGAAGTATCCGAAGCCTTCGGTATGACTATCACAATGCTGAAGGACAACACATGATCGGCCAATTTATCGCAGCGCTCTTCCTCGCAAGAGACCTCGCGCACCGCGCACACTTGCGCACCACAGGACCCGGCAGCTTCGCTCATCACGAAGCGCTGGGTGAGTTCTATCCCGCAGTGGTCGACCTGGCCGACACGCTAGCTGAGACCTACCAGGGTTGCGAGCTGACGTTGATCGACATCCCGCTGCTGGACAACGAGTTCCCTGGCGACATCGAGGAATCGATGCGCGCCCAACTGAAGTGGATCAAGGCCAACCGCTACAAGGCGGTGGAGAAGGACGAGACCCACCTTCACAACATCATTGACGAGATCGTCGCGCTCTATGACCGCACGATCTTCAAGCTGCACTTCTTACAGTGAGAAAGGCCTGCAAGTGGTTACCGCAGTCGAAGCACAACTCAACACACACGAAGCTGTTTGCGCCCAAAGGTACGCAAGCATTGAGCTTCAGTTCCGCTCGAGCAATGCACGTCTCAAGCGAATGGAAACAATCATGATCAGCAGCGCTGTCGGAGTGATCTCCGGCTTCGGGGCAATCATCGTGATGCTCTTTCAACTTCTGGCGAAGTGAAAGACTGGTTACTCGCCACCACCGCAGGCGTCGTCATGACGGCGTTCATTCTGTGGTGTGTGCGTGAGATCGCGAGGGGGTTCCTGTGAGCGCCGTTGCGTTGGTCCTTGCTGCTGCGATCGAGTATCGCTGCGAGCGATGGACATGGGTGTGGGACGCAAAACACGAGACACGGATTGTGAAGTGTCTTAAGTGGAAGAAAGTAGTTAGAACATGATCGATCCAATCAGCGCACTGGATGGGCTGCAAAAAGCAATCGGCATGGTCAAGAAGGCCAGCAAGGTCGCCAACGATTTAGGCGGCCTGGCGGTCATGGTCGGACGCATGTTCGATGCGA